CATGAAGGGTGTAATTCGTGTCTGGGTTATCCGTGCCCACGCCGACCGTGGAATCGGTGACGAAGGCGACGGTGGAGGACGTGAATTTCACGGTATCCGTGGTGGCGTTCCCATCGCTGGTCACGTGTTGCAGATCGACGTTTGAAATTCCAGCCCCATCCCCGCCGATGATTCCCGAGAAGACCGGGTTGTGGATCGGTGCCTTGGTTAACTCGAGATTGGTCACTCGACCGGCGTTGTCGCTCAGATCCAATATGGTCATGTCGAGTATGGCGGCGTTCGAGTCCAACTCAACTCGAAGGTTACTCGTCTCACTCTCCAACACGGTCACTCGTCCGTCGATGGAGTTGACAGTGTTCGTCAGAGAGGTGAGTCTGTTCGAATTCGCGACGAGATTCGACTCGACGTTCGTCAGACGGTAATGGTTTGAGGATAAATTGTCGCTGTTGGTGGTGATTCTGAACGAATTGTCTTGAAGCCGCGTGTCGAGGAGAGAGATGCGAGCGCTGTTGTCGGCGAGATTGCTCGACAAATTCGTGATTCGCACGCTGTTGTCGTCGAGCCACGTCTCCAAATTTGAAATCCTCGTCACGTTCGATTGATGCCACGCGTTCAAGTCTGTGAGTTCCGCCGCGTTCGACGCTTGAAGGTTGTACAACAGATTGAGTCTGATCACGTTATCGTCGTGATACGTCTCGAGGGTGGACAAACGCTGCGCATTCGACGCTTGCACGGTCTCCAGGACTCCCACCCGACTCGCATTCGATTCTTGCACGGTCTCCAAATCGCCTATGCGCGTGACGTTCGATTGGAAATCTACCAGGTGTGCGACGTTCGTCAGCGTCGACCCTTCGCCGAAAAACGCGTTCGCGTACACATCCCCGACCACGTTCATGGTGAGAAGATTGGACGAGGTCTCGATGAATCGATCGGTCGCCGTGTTCGATGTCAGCGCCACGGTCAACTCATCTCTGGTCTCTAGATAGGCGAATCCGACATTTTCACCGGGTCTATTCATGATGATCCCGACATCGTACACGAACGATTCCGAATTATTGTTCCCACCCAACTCCATCAGTGGATCCGTGATGGACACGTTATTGCTTCTAACGAAGGTCGTGTCCCCGGTCGCTACCAAGTTTCCTTCGATCAAGACCCCACCCTTCACCACGAAAACGTTCACGTCGTCCGCGCTCGCCCCCGACCCGACTTGTACCCTGGTGGCTGTGAACGTGTTCGAGACCTCGACACCCAGCGTCGTCACCGCACCGTTCGACACCACCTCATGAAATGTTTGGGTTTGATCTACGCTATAAGGCGTCGAAACGATCTCCTTTGTCGCAGAATAGTACGCGATCGCATTCGCCTCGAGCGGTGTGGCGTCGTAGCGTATCGGTGCGACGTACAACCCCGAATCACTGGTCGTGATGTCGTTCGACGTGGCGTTGATCACGATGGTGTCAGTTGCCTGTACATCCGGTGTGAACTTTCCGAGGCGAATCTTCTGGGACCGCTCCACGCTTGGTAAATTCTTCACCATCGACGTTCTATTGTTAAGCCCTATTTTAATTCCGTAGTGGGACGGAACTGAGACAGGGTGGTGATTAGTTGGCGAATCGCAGACCAGCACAGCCTTTATCGATCGTGAGAATGTTCAAATTGAGTGCCCAAATCGTGTCCGTCAGTGGAAGGGTCTCCGACACGATGCGAAGACTCGACACCCGACTGGCGTTCAGCGATCCCGTGGGCTGGAACAGGTTGGTCGTGACACAAAACGGATACATGAACAAATCCGGTGCGTTCACGAAACTCGTGTGAAAGTAATGACTGACCTCACAAAAGTGTGGCTTTCCATACCGAAACGGTGTGACGTCTTCACCGTTGATCTGAATCTTGATTCTGTTGTCCGTGCGTTTGAGCGGACTGCTCGAGGACGTGTTCGAACTGGCGATGAATTTCAGTGGATGATTGAACGTCAGGTCTTGCACGAGTTCCCTCGAGGCGATGTTTTTCTGAACTTGGTAGATGAGCATGTGTCGGGTACTGGTGAGCGCCATCCTCTCTTCGGTGTCGACGTAGTAATACTGCGAGTAACACTCGACCTGTTTGCCTTCGACGTTAGGTCCCCACTTGATGTAAATCTCCACGTCTTGCAATTGAATGCCAGTCAATGGAAGCGCCAGCGACGGGGTCTCGCAAAAGAAGAAACGGAGCGGGTAGAAGAAGGACGCCGCCGACAGACCCGGGTGTGGACCGAGCGACGATCGGGACGAGTTCCCGGCGAGCATGTCCACCGCCACGGTCTCGGACCAATCGCTGTACTGACGATCGATTGTTTCACCGCCGATTCTCAATTCCGTATATTCGATCAGGTCTCTCCAATCGCTCGAGTCCAAGGCTTCGATACCGTTGTCGATCGTGAAATATGTGTATCCCAAGAGATCTCCCGATTTTTGAATTTGAATCCTCGACAGACCACCGTTCCGAACGGCACCTTGAATGTAATTTTTCTCAATCGATTGACTGAAATTGCTGTGTCGCTTCCAAACCTGATTGAAGAACGACACGCCCTCGGCACCGTCGGAGTGAATCCACTTATCCTGTTGTCCGACCGCTGTCAAAATGGTCACACCCGATGACATTTATATATACTTACAAATTTCTTTTCATGCAAACGAAGCGGATGACGAGAAAGTTATCTCCCGCATCACTGGAATTTTTTATCGTGTCCCCGTCTTGATCCATCATCGTGACTTGGAATCGATCGATGGTCTTGATGGGGTCTATGTATTGGGACACGATCGGATAGTTGTCTCTGAAGAGAATCAGTTGGTTGGACGCGTGCGTGGCTTCCGACGTGACGAGACTGGCGAAGGAATGTCTCACCTTGGACATCGATTGTTGCTCATCCAGAGCCTTGAACGCTCGATCATGAAAATTCGTGTCGAGTTCCTTGATCGACACGTAACAGTGTTCGACCGAGTTGGTGTGAATGTGTGCGGCGATGAGTCTGGCTTGAACGACGTTCTTCAGCGGAGTCTGGAGATGACACGTGAAGGTGTTCGCACTGGACTGTCCGACGCTGTCCAAAGTGATGGTGTGATATTCATACTGAAGATCAGGAGTCGTGGACTGAGGTGCAGTCACGAGAGCCATTATACTTTACAATTACATAATTTATTCGTCCACGATTTCGTACGTCGCCGACTTGCGAACCCACTCTTGGTCGCCACACAAGCCACCCGGGACACCGCCTCGGCTGTAGGCACCACCCTTCTCATGACCCGGAGTGCACTTGACGTCTTGCTTGAGGTCCCAGAAAGACCCTTCGAGGTCTTGTTTGATGACGATGGGTGCCCCGACGTAGCCGCTGGACACGGCACCGAGGCAGAGGATCGCGATGATCAGGACGGCGATCCAAGTGAGCGCCCTGCGGTTCGTGTTGTTGAGTTTGATCATTGGTACCATGAATCAATATTATTTTTTCGAAAAGTGCGTTAAAGCGTTGGCTGTATTTTCAACGAGAGTAGTAGATCATGGGTGAAGAATTCGTCATCGATCGGGGTGACAATCCTTCGGTCATGAACTTGAGTGCGGACGAACAGCGCCTGATGGACGAGATCGAGGTCACTCGATCTCGACCGACTCGCGTGCCGAAGAAACAAGCGGCGCCCACGCACTACGAAGCCGAAGAGGAAGAGGACATCGACTTGGACGCTTTCATGAATCCGACGAAACAGGCGACACAGGCGCCTCCGCCTGCTGTCGAGGAAGACCTCGCTGACGAGTACGCCAATTATTCGGACGACGAGTACGAGCAGGAGGTGCCGGTTCGACGATCGACGCCGCAGTCCGAGCAGCCCTCGAGGGGATTTTCGTCCGTCGACGACGAAAAATGTGATTTACTGAACAAACTGCAGCGATTGGGTCAGAAGAAGGGGATCGTCGTCAATAAGCGCATGAACGTCTACACACCGGTGGAGGATCTGCGAGCGGAATACAAGAGGGTGACGTACGGGATCGAGATCGAGCAGAGCGTTAAATTCAGCAGACGAGCCCTCGTGGCGTGTGTCACTGGATTGGAGTGGTTGAACAAGAAATACGACCCACTGTCGCTCGAATTGAACGGCTGGTCCGAGTCGGTGATGGAATCGTTGGACGATTACGACCCGGTATTGGAAGAACTTGCGGTCAAGTACAAGAATTCGATGCAGATGGCACCGGAGGTGAAGATGATAATGATGCTCGCCGGCTCTGGTTTCGCCTTCCACTTGTCGAATTCCATGTTCAAGGCGTTGCCGAACATGACGGACGTCCTGAAACAGAACCCAGAACTCGTCGGTCAGATGTTCTCCGCGGTTCAGAAGACCCAAACCGCGGGACCCGGTGCCCCACCTCCAGCACCGCAGCAAGGGGGGAGTGGGTACGAAATGAAGGGTCCACAAATGGGTATTCCAGGACTCGATTTGTCCTCGCTGATGGGCGGCATCTCCATGCCACCACCACCTCCTATGTCGACTACGGTCGACCCGCGATCGGACGAACCGGAGGAGGATGAAATCTCCGACATAGTGTCCGAGGGTGATTTCCCAGACGAGGACGGGGAACAACAAATCAAGGAGGTCGAACTCCCGAAAACCGCACCCAAGAAACGCGGAAGAAAAAAGAAGAATGAAATTAATCTCTAAGGATAGTATTATATGGTAGCCTTCTGTCCACTCGACGAGGAGGAGGACGCGCCCGTCGTCAGGCGGCGGGTTCCGACCGTCCGACCTCAGCAGCCGAAGCCTGATCAGCCTCGGTTGGTGAGTGTCGGACGAGAGGAGAGCGAATGTAATTTCGCCGTGCTCTTTTTCATCGTCGCCAGCATTGCTCTCATGCTGACGGACCAAGTAAAGTAAAAAAAACTGCTTCACCCTGAATCGATGTTCTCGATTCACGATTTAGTACGAATAGGTTTGCACAGTCTTAGGATTAGAATTGTCATATTGGACACTCGCCAGTTTCCCACTTGACACACTCGAGTAGAGTTTCACGTGTATGTCGTACGTGTACTGCCTCGTCGACAGTATATTCGCGGGTTGGAATCTAACCTTGGTCGCCGTGGTCGTGATTGTTGAATTCCATGGGTATGGATTCGACGTTCCACCGAATATGTTCTTCGTACCCACGGCGATGGGGATGGAGGATTGATTCCCCGAACCGTTCCCACCCGTGACCTCCAGGACCATCGTGTTGATGTAATCCCTGTTAGAACTACCCACCTCCCTGAGCATGCATTTGATCTTGGCGTAGAAACTCCCGTTTCCAAAGTTGAGGATGAGATCCTTCGCGACACCAGACCCGAGCGTGAAACTCGTTGAGTATCGTTTACACGCGACGTTATCCCCCTCCGTGATGGACCCACCCACGATGTGAAGCGCGGTCAGTGGTGTAGGGATACCGACACCGATGGCGTTCCCCAACTCAATCTTACCACCGAACGAAATGTCAGTGGTTACGTTCAGGGATCCCTGAACGATGACATTCGCACCGACAGGTTGCATGTACAAATCCCCGTCCGTGCCGGAATAGATGTTGGAAAGACCTCCCGTGGTGACCATCTGTATCGTCGCGTTCGCGGTCGAGTGCTCGACGCGTGCGTCACCGTCATACACCGTGAGTTTGGACGAGGGCGAGTCCGTACCCACACCCAATTTCCCGTCGGTGATCCACAGGGTATCGCTCTCCACACTCGCGTCGATCGAACCCAATACAAGACCGGTGTCCGTGCCGACGTTCCTGTATCCACGAACGTACGCCCCGTAGCCATTTTCGGTGATGATTTGCATGCCAGTCTTCTTCAGACCCGTGCTCGAGGGCGATTCGATTCGTAGGACGTCTATGTCCGACGTGACCCCCGTGTACATGTGTACGTTCGATGACGGGATGGACGTCCCGAAACCTACGAGGGCATTGGACCTGACGCGCATCGCCTCGTTCCCACCGCCCGCGACGAGCATGAAATCGTGATCGTTCCTATTGACGATTTGGTTCAATGACGCCGCCGCGTCTGCCTGAATGTACATGTCGCCACCGCACGAGAATCGACCGTCGCTCACACCAGAGTGCGTGACCCGAACCTCACCTTGGACGTACAGGGACGTCTCGTCGTCGGCGTCGTCCTCGTCGTTTTCGTCGACGTTGATCAACACCCGACCACCATTGTTCCCACTCCCCGAAACGCTCATCACCGGGACGGTCGTGAAAGTGCCGTATGGATCATCGTCAACGATCTTATTGAATGTGGTCGCATCTGTGATGGTGGATCTGTAACATTGGAAGATGTGGCGTCCAGAGGTGTGACGAATGTGATCGGCGGTGTCGTTGCCCTTGAAAAGGAACAACTCGGACCGACCGGACGTATTGTACAGGCGCTCTTGAATGAATGTGTGTGGGAATGGGTAGGACTGATTTTGTATGTCCTCGAGTCCGCTTCCGGGTGTGCCGACGCCTGCGAATTCGATGACGTTCTTCAACTTCACATCACCGCCGATCGTGAAATCTCTCGGTGTGACGTCCGTGCCGATGCCCACGTTTGACGTGATGCCGTCGATGAAAAACGCGGTCTGTTCGACGTTCGAGACCGAGTACACGTTGTTCGTGATTCTGAAATTCTTGTGTCTCTCCAACACGTTCGAGGTGTTCTCGACCCCGACGGACCACCCCCCGTACGAGGTCGACCCGTTCCAAATGCTGTACGACGTGAACGCATCGCCAGAGTCTTCGCGCACTTGCACGGTGACGATGGCGTCTTCGTTCACATCCTGATCGATCGGGTTGAACACCAACAGACCGTTCCCGATGTGATTTCTGTTCCCGGACGTTCGGACGTCAACCTTGGACAGGGGCGTGTGCGTACCGAAGCCGACCTTGTTGTCCCCTCGAAGGGTCATGATGTTCCGACTGTCGTACGACCCGTTGGACAGGTTGATGTCCAATCGCGTTCGAGAATCGTTCCCCGCGGACGCACTGGAGTACCTACCCAATTGAAATTCAGCCTTCGACCCGAAAATCGTCCCGTGTCCTTGACGGCACAGGTTGAGCGCCGTGCGCATGACGTCGTCCTGGTTCATCGCGTAGTGATTCGTCACCGTGAGCGCGGCGTCACCGTGGACGAAACCGTTTCGAAGGATGACCTGTGGATTGATGAACGCCGATCCGTTCGTTTGGAACAACGCCTCCGGGGTCGTCGACCCAACGCCCACGCGTCCGGTATCCATGATGGTTATTCTCGGCGTCCCGATCGTTGCCCCACTGCTCACGCTAAAGTTCAGACTCTCTCCACCCCCGACTCGACTCTGAATGTGTCCACGACTCGTCGCCAGATCGGAATACATTTGGGTCGACACCGACCCGCTCGTGAATTGTTGACCGGCGATGAAAGCGTTCGAACCAGTCATCAGCATGTTTCCACCACCGATGGTGACTTTTTCCACGGGTGCGGTGTTGGCGAGACCTATGTTCCCATTCGATGTGATGACGGCGCGCTCGGTATTCTTCGTCTTGAAGACAATCTTTTGCGTCGCACTGTCGGTGTCGCTCCCCCTGACCTCGATCGAAGACACGTTCGAGGTCCTTGGACCGGATTTCATGATAAGATCGGTGTGAGACGCGTCAGTGCCGAAATCATTGGCGTGAATGGTGATTTGCCCGGTCGACAAGATGGACGAGTCGGAGTTCGCGTCGACACCCGTCGTTCCACCGAGACGAATGTTGCCTTCGATGTGTGCCTTTTCATCGCCCGTGTACCGCCCTACCGCGAGGTTACTCATCGCCGACAGTCGAGTCGACACCGTGTTCCCGTGACAATGGACGACGTTCGCGCCGACCTCGTCGATGTGTAAATTACTCCCGACACTCAGTGTGTGTTGGGGATTCGTGTTTGCGATACCCACTCGCGTTTCGGCGATCAGAATGTCCGTGACGGTCGTGCCAGTGATTGTCACCACATTGTCCGCGACGTCATCGAACACGACGTTCGATCCGAGTTCCAAGGAATTTCCGACGATGACGTTCGTCGCGAACGCGTTTCCTTCGACGTGTAATTTTTCACCCGCGGTGTCGTGCGCCCAAATGTTACTCCCCACCGCAAAGTTATGATTCGGTGCGGTATTCGCCGCCGCCAAAACGTTGGACGTAAACATTCGACCGATCACATACACGTTAATCTCTTCACTCGTGGGAACGATCTGCACGTCCGCGGGACCTCTATTGGTTCGACCGAGGACCAACCTCGAAGGGTCCGAGGCGTCGTGCAAATACCCCACGAAAACATTACTCTCGTTCACTTGGTCGTAAATCAGCGCCGTGTCCAGACCGGACCCACCGTTCACACCCATGGAAATCACCGCATCCGTTACGGCGAGATTGAGAGAGGACGTGTAGGAGGACAGGTCGGTGATGATGACGTTCCCATTGACGACCAAGTTCCCCGTGATTGTAAATTCGTTGGAAACCGTCTCGACGTTCCCGTACAATTGCATGACTGGGTCACCTGTATCGTTCAACTGAATGTTGGAACCGAACGACAGACCGTCCGTGGCGGTGATCTTTTGCACGATCACGTTCCCCTGGACATCCAAAGCAGTCTCCCCGTCGGCATCCATCGTGATGGCGTTGTCGGAACCAGCCGCGCCGACGACCAATCGATGATTGGACGTGATGTTCTGGGCGGTCACGTTCCCGTTCGCGACCAAAAGGTTCGTCGCACCCGCCACGGTGTCGATAAAAAACTCATTATTCGCACCCACGTCGAATGTGTGCGTCGGGTTGCTCGTCTCCACACCTAATTGCGACCCGACAAAAGTTCTCTTGAAATATGCCGCCTTGTCTGGGATCGTCAACACTATGTCCTTGTCGTCGTCCATGTACAGGGTCTTTGTGGGTGCTCCCATCTCGAACGTGTGCACGGGATCGAGCACACCTGCGAGACCGATGTTGGCGGAAAGCACATTCGACGCCTCCAAGTCTCCACAGATGATGTTGTCCACATTTTGACCAGACTCGACGTTCTGAGGGTCGAGGCGGGACACGAACACCTGTGAAAACTTACCGACGGAACCGACGAACGGCATGTTCTGTCACTACTACTACCTACGAAGAAAATCGCAAACCACAAACGCCATCCTTTATGCTGAGCACATTCCAAGAGACCGCCATGACGGTGAGTGCCTGGTTGGACGGACGGTCCGAACCCTTCTCGACCCCACGAAGGACGAGTTTGGCGCTGTCAAGTCTGCTGAAATTCAGTGATCCACTGCTCTTGTATTGTTCTGGGTTCAAAGCGAAATGATAACTAAAATATCTGGTGTAAAACGGGCAGTCATTGTCCTCGTCAAATTGGATGATACCGTACGGACAATTGTAATACGTCTGCACCGTGTGGAAATACATGGGACTCATGTTCTCGACCAACGGTTCGCCGTTGATGACGATGTCCGCGTTCAAAAACGTGAAGCGATCGTTCTCTTCGTCACTCGATAAAGTGTTGTACCCGAAGAACAGACTCCTGACCGGGTGATTGAGGAACGATAGGTCGATCGAATTGTTACCTCCCACTTGGGTCACGTTATTAGCGACTGTGTTCAGGACATCCGAGGACATGTGTTGCACTTGGGTGATGACCAAATCCATCTGCCGAGACACGAGACTCTGTCGTTCTTCTGTGTCCAAGAAGATAGAATTGCAATAACACCGAGCCTTGCGTTCGTCCGCGGCGAGCGTGGCGACGTGGGCGTCGTCCAAGTTCACTCTTATCTCAACTTCATGAAATTGCATGGCAACCAACGGTAAGAATCCTCCGTTCATCCCACCACAAAAGAAAAATTGGAGCGGGACGAATCCTTTGGTCGTCGTCGACACCGGGTTGTTCATCTCTTGGGACCTCGTCCACGTGGGGGACATGTAAATTTGCCAAATATCCGTCAGGTATTCGTACTTGTGGCTGTCCACCTTGACACCGCCGATATACAAATCGATGGTCGATCCGTAGAATAATTTTGTCGCGATGTCCTTACCTTCGAACCACACGGCGTTGATGAGGTCGCCGACGATCGGGATCTTGATGCTCGTGTCGTGTTGGTTGATGTCCTTTAGATATTTTGGGGTTTGGGCAAAGTTTGTGTGTCTCGTGAATTTCGATCTAAACAGGCTGTGTGACAAATCGTCCGACAAGAGAAACGTGTCTTGGATGCCCTTGCTCGCGAGACTGATGACCGACATCGTTACTACAAAACTAGAAATTAAATGCAAATCCTTTCGGCGTCTCGGCAGTGGCGTCGGTCTGAGATTTACCACCGTGAATTTTGAAGCCGCCCGCTCGATACACCTTCATGCGTTTGTAAAACATGGACACCAGCATTGACCAATCGTCCCTCACGTCGTAGATGAAGGGTGGATTCTTCTTCCCCTTGGTCTCTCGCATGATTCGACCTATCGATTGCGTGATGTCCGATTTCGGCGACGCTAGGAGCACGGTGTCCAACGCCGGTATGTCCAACCCCTCGTGCGCTTGGGCGAACGTGGCGAAGATGATTTTCTTTTCACTCGACGCTTCCAGGTCACGCTGTTTCATGCCACCCATGTACAGTCCAGACGTCTTGGGAAACGCCTGATTCAGGTATTCACAGTGCCATCGTCTGTCCGTGAGCACGAGCAATCGTCGCGTACCCTTGGACGCCTCCTTGATCGTCTTGACGAGGAAGGCGTTTCGATCCTTCAACTCCACCAGCATGGTAATCATGTTCGCCAGACACACCTTCCCCTGTCGCGTCAGCGGTGGACCTTCTTTGTAGATCTCGTGTGTGAAAGGGAGCGTGAACACCTCGACGTTGTCTTGATTTTTTCGTTCGACTGAGAAGAAGCAAGGACCCATGAAAAATTCCATGACTTTTCGAAGTCCATCTTTTCTGTCGGGTGTGGCTGACAACCCGAACAAATGGCGTGGGTTGAGTTTGAACAACGCTCGACTGAACGACCGCGCGCATATGTGATGACACTCGTCCACGATACACGTGCCGATAGACGCGAAATCTTCCGTCGTGTATTCCTTCTGACTCAGACTCTGCAACATGGCGATGACAAAATCCGCTTCGACGTCGAGTCGTGGACCCTGCACGACCCCGATCGTCGCCCCTGGACAGAACTGGGCGATGCGTTCTCGCCACTGATCGGCGAGAAAACTCTTGTGTACGATAATCATCGTCCTATACCCGAGTCGAGCGGCTATCGCCAGCGCACATGTCGTCTTCCCATACCCACACGGCAAACTGAGGAGTCCAGAAGAAGCCTTAACAGCCGAGTCAACGGCGGCATTTTGGTGGGTCGTGTCTCGAAGGACTCCCGTGAATGGAATGGGACATCGCGTCGGAGGCGTTCTCTTGTCTTCGTCGGGTGGACCAAATTTTGTTTGGGCGTAAAACTTGGGGACGCATATGCCACCCGTTTTTTTCGCCATACGAAACACTTTGAAAGGTGGTGCTGGAAAACCTCCATAGTCCTGATTGTCTGTGATTGGGCGCACCGTCAATTCTTTTTTTATTTCCGGTACGGGACCGTCGTATACGATACACCCACTCGCCGTCAGAACCGTCCGAGCCATACCCGACAGTATTCCGATTTTTTTATACCCCTGTTTAAAAAGTAGACCCCTTTTTGTAATAAATGATGAGACGCATACACTATTTATGGGCCGTCCCTTGGGCAATTATCAAAAGCATGCCCTACTTTTTTCAAGATATTTGGGGCGCATTCGACCATCTTTACAGCAATGTTACGTGTGGACTGGTTTTTTTGCTTCCACATGAGGAAAATTGAAATTTCAAGATTTGTCCAATAAAAGCGCACCCGACCGACCACGCGATCCTCACAATTCGACTCTTCGAAAAAGAAACCCATGCCGAGCATCGCCGATACCTTCACCAGCAGCCGTGCATTCTTGCAGGCTATCAACGCCGCGGACAAGTTCGCGCCCGAGGACATCCCGTTCCTCCGCTGCTATTTTCTGAACAAGCAGGGGACGTCGTCGTTTCTCTTCCAGTGGCTCGACAAACTCGAACGCGGTGGTCTCACCCGCGAACAAGTCCTGTCCGTCGTGTACGGTGCCGACCACAAGCCCGAAGAACATGAACAACCTACCTCGCCCAAAAAGCGAAAGTACACTCGACGTGCGAAAACGCCGACCGGTGACGAAGACGACACACCGGACACGACGCCCGAGACGTCTCCGACGCGCCCGAGAGGAAAACCACGGTCCGCCGAAGAGGACGAACCCGTGACGCCGAAGGCACGTCCGAAGAAGAAGACCAACGCGCCGCCGCCGGCGAAAAAACCTCGCGGGTCCAAAAAGGAGACTCAAGTCGTCAGCGAATCAGATCTCGACGAAGAAGACGAGGACGACCAAGATGATGAAGACGACGACGAACGATTCGAAGCCGTCCGACGCAAACTATGAATAAATTCCCTACTTTTTTGTTATTAAAGAATACTGTCATACCTATATCACATCGCCATGCCCACGCTCAAAGTCGACGAAAACATCAAAAAGATTGTCGAAGCCATCAATGGTTTGACGGCTGAGATTTACCGCCTCGAGGGGTCCCTTCGCGTATTCGAAGAATTTAAATCGAAGGGTCTAACCGAGGTTGATTTGCCGGACGATGAAGCCATCGTCTTGAAGAATCCCCCGGTCACGGAAGCGTCCAAGGAGGAGTCGACGTAAATCTTCGGTGCATCGAGAAGAGTGATTTCATACGTGGAAGGCACCTTGGTTGGGCGAGCCTCGACCACCCTGCAGTAGTCAATTCCTACGTAGGGTGATCGAACGAGTGCTGGTTTGCAGAGAAGTAGCATCATGTGATATTCATCTACGAAACGAATTCGCGAAGGTTCGCGCATCGGCTAACATTTTCGCGTTCATGGGGATGGTATCGACGGGTTCCATGCCTCTACATGCCTCTATACGAGCCTGCTGTTCCGCGAGCCAGGTCTCGGTATCGTATCCTTCGGGGACATTATTATTCTTATGACCGTTCGTCGATTTATCGAGCCACTGAAAATTTGTGTAATGGTAGATCGCGCG